GATGCGCCCTCGCGGTGCCTCGGCAACGGCAGAAAACGCTCGATCACAGCGCGGCCCCGCTTCAAAACACGCGCCAGACCGATTTAGTGGGTTCGCTCGGGCTCAAGTCCGACAGGCTCCTAGAGTCGTCACTGGCTGTCGGGGTTAGTTCTCGCCGCGCCACTCACCGACTAAAGCGCGTCCGGTCTGCGGCTTTCGCCCCCGTACCGGCACGGGCAATTCAAACGAACGTGAAGCCCTCCAGCGTCACGCCCATGGCTTCCTCGGCCTTGGATGCCACGCCTAGACTCATTGCCAGCGCCACCAGGCCATCAATCCGGCCTGTTGCTTTTTGCTTGTCGAGCTTCCTGTTATTTGCTGGATCACGCACAACCACTGCATTGGCTGCGCACCAGGTCAGCAGCGGATTGCCACCGTGCGCGATGCGTCCATTCAGTAGCTCGGCTTCCAGCACATCAAGGGCAGGGCTGAAACTTTGGAACCCTTGCCCGAACTCCACCAGCGGCAGCTCGGCCCCCATGCGGTCTAGCTCCCGGCGCAGTTGGTCAATACGCCAGCGGTCGAACGCGATAGCCTGCACATCCATATCAGCGAAGATTTCCAGCATGTCGGCTGCGACGTGTTCCAGGTCAACACTGGCGCCTGGCGTCGTCCGTAGGATGCCCTGGCGGTGCCACACGTCATAGGGGGCACGGTCACGGCGGGCACGATCTTGCAAGCCTTGCTCTGGCGTCCAGAAGTGCGCCTGCACATGCCACACGCCATCTACTTGGCTCACCAGGACAAGGGCGGTCAAATCGGTGCGGGCGCTGAGGTCCAGGCCAGCGAACACGGGGCCGTCGAAACTGCGGGGATTTCCGCAGTTGGCCTTCCACACGTCCGGGCTGATGAATGGCGAGAAGGTCGAAACCCGCTGATTCAGTAGCAGATTGCGGGCGCTGTTTTCCATGCTCGGCATGCGCTGCGCCTGCGTCATCTGCTCGCGCAGGTCGTCCAGGCTGCGGAACAGTCCAAGGGCGGGGTTAGCGGCCTTCCAGGCGGCCTCGTCCATCAAGTCGCAGCCTTCGGGCGCGGCGTACAGGTGGCAGACGATGCGCGGATCGTTGGACTGGCGGGCGTCGTCTAGCCACTGTGAAAACAGATCCGCGTCCCCGCTCGCTTGTGTACTGATGGCGATCAGCAGCGGCGCTTCGTGGGCACCTTGCGAAGTCGTGATGGCGTCGATGAAGTCAGACTGAGGGCCACGCACCTGGCCGATTTCATCGAGCAGGGCAAGCGACAAGGAAAGCCCATGGGCGGTTTTGCCGTCAGCAGCAAGGGCCTTGTATTCCACATTCAACGGCAGGCCGATCAGGCGTTTCCCGCTGGGGATGATCTTCACCAGGCTAGACAGCTTGGGCGATAGCTGCACCATCTTGCTGGCGAGTGCAAAAATCAGTGACGCCTGTTCTTTGCTGAGTGCGCCTGATGCGATTTGCGCGTTTTGCTTCGCCTCGGGGCCTACCAGGTGGGCCAGCAGCAGGCCAGCGATAAGGCCGGATTTCCCATTCTTGCGGCTCACGCTCAGGATGGCGCGGCGGGTGCCTTCGGGGTTGTCGTACACGTCCCGGATGAACTGCTTTTGAAACTCAGCCAGCACCATGGGCTGGCCCACGCTCGCGCCCTCCGGCGTCACACAAAAACGCTGGATAAATTCGATGATGCGGGCGGCTCGGGTCATGGTTTGATAGGCGGAATTGCGCCTATACGGCGCGCAGCCTCGGGATAAGGTCGTCCCCATCTTCCTGGCGTGCGGCGCGCTCCAGCTCGGCACCCTTGGCAATGTCAGCAGAGCGGCCCACCGTGGCCACCGTGTTGACCGCAATGGCGCGAGTGAGGGCAAGGGCAAGGCGGGTCAGCTTCATATGCTCATCTGAGCCAATGAGTGAAGCTTCAAGGGCGCATTGCACGCGGGCAAGGTTTGCCGCCGATGCCAGGTCAACCGGGTTCCAGGTATCTCTCGGCCTGGCCTGCACGATGGCGTCCCAAAAAGGGCGGGCAGCAGGTGGCACCAGCACATGGGCGGGCGGCTCCAATGGCCCCAGGGCTGCGGCTTGGGTTGCTGCGATGGCGGCTGCGGTGCTGTCGGAGCGCTTGCGCTTGGGTGTCAGCTTCATGATTGCCTATTTTTTAAGCAGTCAGCATTAAAAGAAGGGGAACAGGTCGGTTCGGAGCCTTCAGCCGCTGGTGATTTCTGGTCTGACACGGCATCGCCAAGGCCACCAGACGGGCGCACAGCGGCCCCATTCCAGTGGTGTGAGGGGTTGATAGGGTTGCCGTCCACATCGCATCCCTGGCGTGCGGGTCTGCCGTACAGCTCGGCCATGGTCTTGATCGAGTGGCAGGGCTTGCAAAGAGCTTGGAGCGCGTCCCGGCTGTTGTCTGCCGCACCACGCATGTGGTCAACCTCAGTTGCTGGCACCGTCAAACCTTGGGCGGCGCAGTGCCTGCAAAGTGGTTCCTCTGCCAGCACCTGTTTGCGGAGCTTGCGCCAGGCGTCAGAGTTGAGGGGCAGCAATCGCCCGTTGTCTGCCTTGCGCCAGCGCTTGGTGCGAATGTCTGCCAGCTTCAAGGGCGGGCGCACGTCTTCCAGCATCTTCAAGCCTCGGGCCTTCCAGGGGTCTAGCATCTTCATGCGGCGGCCTCCTGTTGCTTGCTCGGGTACGGCAGCGGCGCAGGGGTGCCATTTGAAGTTGCACCCTTTGCAACCGGCTCAGAATCGAGCCCGTCGATAGCGGGCAGGTTCTCCAGCTTGCGGGCTTCGCTCTTGAGCATCCATCCGTCGTTGATGCCGGAGCTGTAGAACGCGGCGCGGTTGGCACTGTCACCACGCAACAAGCCCTCCACCTGATGCTCGGCAAAGTACACGCGGCGGCCTGCGTCTGTCAGGCACTTGGCAGCGATGGCCTGTTCCCATGCAACCAGGTGGCGGCGCAGTGTCTGCGTTACGAACTGGCGCGCCATCTCCACGCTGTTGGAGTAGTTGCCGTTGCGCAAGTCTCCGATGACCGTGGGCGGCACGCGGAACAGGCGGGCCACTTCTTCCACACTGAACTGGCGGGCGGCGATCCACTCGGCATCTTCCAGCGTCATAGACAGGGCTTGGAAGTCCACGCCTTCCTCAAGAATCGCCGTGCGGCCACTGTTGGAGCCTCCAGCGTGTTGGCTGCTCCAGCTCGCGGCAATGGCGGTGCGCTGCTCGGGCTTGAGGCGTCCGGGGAACTTGAGCACGCCCAGCAGCTTGGCACCATTGGTGAAGGTGTTTCGGCCATGCTCGTTCTCGGCTTGTGCCAGCTCCACCACGCCCCTGGCCGCAGCGATAGGCGATACACCTAGCACGCCGTCATCACCCAGGCGGTGGCGAAGGTGCAGCACCTCGTGGGCCAGCAGGCGGGTTAATACCCCGTCCTTCGTGTAGTCGTACACCAGGCCGGAGCTGGTGCGCTGCACTGTCACGTTATCGGGGTTCAGCGGCCACAGTTCCCGCACCTGGCCGTCATAGCCACGCACCAGGCGCGCAAAGGCATTGCCGCGCAGCAGCACGCACGCTTGCATGTACTCGCGGGCCTCGAGGGCGGTTTGCTCGGGGTTGGCTTGGTCGTGCAGTACCCGATACAGCGGGTGGTCTGATGCGCGTTCGCGGTCGTCGCCGTTGCGCTTGAACAGGATCAGCGGCAGGCTGGCCGTCGTTTCGCTGATGGCTTGGACGCAGGCATAGACAGCCGATACACCTTGCGCGGTGGCAGGCGTGACGGCACCAGCAGCAGGCACCAAGGGCCAGCCGTTGACGCCGATGGTGGAGCGGCGCTCCAGGCCCACCAGGGACAGGGCGCGGGTGATGATGCTCATGCGCAAGTCTCCAGCCACAGCAGGTTAAGGTCGCGGCTCAGGGCAGCAGGGCGGCTGCGCATGGCTACGGTGGTGTCTTGATAGGCTGGGTCGGCGGTCAGGGTGATTTCAACCAGATCAACGTCCAGCAGCTCACGCACTAGCTGGCTCCCGCGCTGTTCCCAGCGGTCTCCACCATCGCGGACACGGAACCCAAAAGAACACCCCGCAACGTCCCCACGATCCACCAGAATTGCCAGGTCACGCCCATGGGTGGTGTCGGGCAAGGCCAGCTCAAAAGCAAGGCCCTGCGGCGTTTCCCGAAGTTGCAAGGTGCCGCCTCGGGTGGTGCCCAGCAGCGCAGAGCCATCGTGGTGATAAAGGGCGCGGATGTTGGAACCCGTCGCCAGCGATTTGGCGAAAGCGCCAGGGCGGATCACTTCGGAGAATGTGCCCAGGTTTGCCTCGGAATTGAACACGGCGGCGATGCCGTGCAATGTCTTGTTGCCGGTCGCCTTGAGCGTGCCGTGTCCGCGTAGTTCCAACATGCCGCAACCCTCGGTTAGATGGTCATGTCGTCGGCCACCACGAACGCCTTGGGATGGCGCACAACCGCATCCATGGTGTGCATGATGCGGAGCTGAACATCGCCCTTTTCGTAGTAGCCCGTCGCATAGGGGTTGGCCAAGATTTCAGTGACGCCAAACTCTCCAATGACGATCTGGCTGAAGTCGCCAGCGATCACGCGGCCTTTGTCTGGTGTGCCGCTCTTCGCGTCCAATTGGTTGCTGATGTAGGCGGGCAGGCCAGCCACGCGGCCACCGTCCATCAAATACACGCTACCGGCGCTGGCGTCCTTCAAGGTGGTTTGCAGCTTCGTCGCAGCCTTGGCATGGGTCAGCACGGCATTGGGCGTGATGTTCTCCAGGCCCAGTTTCTCCAGCATGGCCACGATGGTGGCCCAGCTCAGGGTGGCAAGGTTTGCCGTCTGAATGCCGCTCACGTTCAGGATGCCCACAGGCTGCTTTGCCACAGCGGTGCCGTGGATCAGAGCCTTGTCAACTGCCAGCCCCACCACGGCGCTGATGTCGTCGCGCAGCAAGGCTTCAATGCTGGGGTTGGACTGCAATGCGAGATTGCGGCTAAACGCGGTCAGTGCGCCCACGGTCTTGGGTTCCAGCTTGATGCTGGAATAGGTGGTGTTGCTCTCGGTCAGTGCGTCACCTTCGCCCACCCAGTACGCGGTGGCTGCGCCGGTGGCCTTGGGCAGCACGGTATCGCCACGCAGGCCGGACAGCACGCGGGCACCCAGTTGACGCACGATCAGGCTGTTGCGCAGCAGGCCAATGAATTGATCCGCACGGTAGTCGTCGGGCACCACAGCAGCCGCGCCAGTGGTGGTCATGGTGGTGCGCTTTTCAAAGATGCTCGTGGGCACCAGGATGCCGCCATTGCGGGCGGTCAGGCCCTGGCGCTTTGCTTCGGCTTGGAACTCGGCAAGGGCACCGGTTGCACTGCGGTTCTCGATTTGGCAGGCGATGGCGTCCAGCACGTTGACCTGGCCTTCCATGTCGTTGCGGGCCTTGTCCACCGGCTGGCCCAGGCTGCGGCGCTCGGCTGTCTCCAGAAACTCGGCGCGCTGCTCGTCGGCTTCCAGGGCGGTGATTTCGCTTTTCAGCTTGTCGAACTTCGCCTGGCCTTCGGCGTTGAGCTGGGGAGTGCTGGCCAGCAGGCTGCGGGCTTCGGCTACTTTTTGGGCGCGGGCTTCTCTGATTTGGTGCAGTTGCATTTGTGGGCTTTCTTGAAAAGGTGCCCATGCAATCGCCGGGCGGGTTGCAATAGTCATAGACTATTGATACTGCGGCATATATAGCTTGTTTCTATCGTCTTGTCAAGAAAAAACCCGCTCGGGGCGGGCTTGGGCGTTTAACGTGCCAGCACGATAAGCAGGGGTGCAGCATCTGCGGGGGTGGGCCCACGATGGGCCGCCCGTGGTTTCCCTGCATTCAGTCTGCTGCACCATCAACACAATGCCACCTCCATGGGTGGCAACATGCATAGGTGTTCAGATTCTGAAGCAGTGCAACAAAGTGTTTCTGGCATGATGAAAACGCCTGAAACCTAGACTGCATGCGGGTTAGCAGGCTTTTTCAACTTGCTCGCCTGCTTCAATTTCTGAACTAGAGAAACGGCTACTGCTTCAGAATCTGAATCGTTAAATTGGCTTAACGCTTCAGAATCTGAATCGGTACGCTTCAATTTCTGAAGGCCTGATTTGTTTTTGCCTGGCTGGCGCTTGGCGTCGGCATGGGCTTGCTTGATGGCGGTTTTCACTTCGGCCAGCTTGTCGAAGCGCTTCCAGTCGTCAGTGGCTTGGCAGGCCTTCACGCCCACCTTGGGCTGCTCGTACACGGCCTCGTCAGTGAAGCGGTACAGGCTACAAACCTGCCGCCCGTAGGCAATGCCACCCTGGCGCGTGACAGCGATCAGGCCCACCGTTTGCAGCTCGCGCAGTGCCTTGGCCAGCGTGGCGCTGGTGGTGATGCCGTAGTGCTTCATATCGCCCAGGGCCGCGCTGATGTTTCCGTTGTTGGTGGACTGCAAGCGGCGGCGCATTGCAACGTACACGGACTGGCTGGAGTAAGACAGCGCTCTCCATGCAAGGCTGTCTAGCAGGCTCCAATACAGGCGCACATGGCCGCCTCGGGGGTCTGAAGGCTTCTTCACCATTTAGCCCCCCAACAGGTTCGCCATGCGGGCCAGGTGGGCGCGTTCGCTGCGCTCTGCCACCTTGGCAACCTCAAGGGCGTTTTGCGGTAGCAGGGCCTCCACCTCGTCGCGCAGGATGCCGCGCAGGACGTGGGCGGGCATGGCCTCAGCTTCCACGGTGTACTCGATGTGCTGGCTTCGCTTGTCGCCTTCCTTGCGTGGCTTGGTGGGCAAGTCGTGCTCCTTCACCTGTTCCTCGTTGATGGCGATGCGGCGGAAGTCCATCGGAATATCGGCGCGCAGGTGGGTGCGCAGCTCCCGTTCCAAGGCACGATCAATCAGGACGCCCGCCGGGTCGTAGTCGCCCACGTAGAGCACGATCAGCGGGCGCGTGTCGTCGTCGCCGTTGTGCTCCTCGGCTGCGGCATGTGCAAAGCTCAGGCTGGCAAAGCCCCCGCAGGGGTACAGGCTCACAGCCAGCTCCTCGCATTGGTCCGTCAGCACGGACGCGATAGAACGGGACTCCGCCCAGACTTCGCAGCGGTACTCGGCATCGCGCCAAAGGTCAGCCCGGTAAAGGTGGCCCATGCGGCGGATGAAGTCGCCAGCACCCGCAAAGGTGTTGGTGAAATAGCCCCTGCGGCTCATGTCTGCAATCCAGTGATAGGGAACGCGGCCTGAGCGGCGCAGCTTCACGCAGCGGTCCTGGACATGGCGATAACCACGGTCTGACTTGTCCACCGGCTCAGACAAACGCGGGTCTGTCATGCGGTAGAACACATGCCGGACAGACTGAGGATGATCTTCGCGCAGGACGGCAATGATTTGCTCGTCGAGCTGGTCTAGGCGTTCTTTGGTGCGGCGCTCGCGTTTTAACGTGCTGGCACGATAAGCCGCACTCATGCACCCACCTTGGCGCGCAGCCAGTTCGTTACGTCACCTGCCACCCAGCGAGTGCAGCGGGTGCCGTCTTTGATCGGAGCGGGGAATTTGCCCTCGGCAACGCGGCGGCGAATGGTCGATTCGGAAAGGCCCGTGACGGCGATAACGGTCTGGACTTTCAGCAGAGCATCAGCGATTTGGACTGCGTGGAGGGATTGCCCAACAGGGCGGATGCGCTTTTGGATTTTGGGGTCGGCGGAATGCACGATGAAGCCTTTGCAAAGGCTCGGCCATCCATAGGGGAAATTTGGGACGGCCAAGCGTTTTGGAAAGCAGCGGATTGGTTCGCTGCCACGCTTCGCCGTCCAGATTACTGCGTGACCTCATGCCTTCCACTGGTGAAGGCCCCTGCAAAGCGTGTTGCAAGTGGTCTGACTTTTCGCGCTCCTGAACTATTTGACAAGGGGAAGATTTACGCTGCTTGGTCTGGGGGCCATGCTTGCCCTTATGCCATCGCAACCCCCTACAACTTTCGGAGGCCACTTGCAGCAACTATCTTGTCGGCTATTCTTACCGGTGAATATAGTTTGGTTTGACGGCTTATGCAAGGTGCCAGCCCAGCCCGTCAGGGGAAACGGGTTTTCGGGGATCAGCCTAGGGCTGGCGAATGGGTTTAGATCTCGGCAGTGAATCGGCCTATGGGCGCCCAGGGTTCCACTTCCCGAACATGCGCCGCCAGCTCGTCAAAGGTAGCAAAGAACTTCATGCTGAACCCACGATGGATTTGCCACCATTCTTTGGCGCCCTCCGTCAACGGCACGCACTGGTGAAGGGCATACCCTTTTTGCTTTGCCAGTTCGGCAACGGCGTTCAAGTCGCACGCAAGCGGGGAACTTGATTGATTTACAGTCTCATTAGCCATGGTGAAAGTCTTTCTTTCGTTGTGGTCAGACAGCCGGGGCGCTCTTACCGCCTTGGCTGTCGCCTTGTTGCCCTGCTTTGTCCGGTGCAGGGCTTGCCGGTTATCTCGGTGTGGTGGCGCGGGCTGCTTTCCAGCTCGCAATCCAGCACAGGCGCTCATTGCGCATGCTCGGATCGTCCCAGGTCGTGTCGAAGTGCCGTTCAAAGGCGCTCTGCATGGCGGCGGTGTCGGCTTCGGTCATTTGCGCTGCTCCTTTCGATTCCGGTTTCTCATGCGCGCAGCGGGATCACATCCGCGCCAGCTCGCAGCTTGTCTAAGTAGTCCGCCCACTCCACCATCATCTTGCGGCGCTGTGCCATGTAAGTGGTGCGGTCGTAGGCCATACCCAGCGGGCCAGATTTCCCATGGGCCAATTGCGCCTCGATCACCTCGGGGTCTGTCTCCAGGTGTTCGCCCAGGATGGTGCGGGCCATCGCACGGAACCCGTGGGCGGTCATTTCGCTGTTGGTGTAGCCCATGCGGCGAAGCGCGGTGTTCACGGTGTTGTCGCTCATGGGGCGTTCGCCCGTCAGCAGTGAGGGGAACACGTACTGGCCCGCGCCCGATAGAACGTGCATGCGCTTGAGGCATTCCACGGCCTGCGGTGCCAAGGGGACAAGGTGAGGTTTGCCGGTGCGTTTGCCTTGAACGGTGCGCTTCATGGCTGCTGCTGGAATGGTCAGCATGGCCGCGTCCAGGTCAACCCATGCCCATTCCATTTGCCTGATGTTGCCGGGACGCTGGAAGAGTAGGGCGGACAGGATTAGGGCCTCCCGTGTGGTTGGGTGCCCGTGGTAGGCGTCAATGGCCCGCAGTAGTTCCCCGGCCTGCTTGGGCTCCAACACAGCAGCCATGTGCTTGACGATCACAGCTTGCAGGGCACCTCGCAGCGCGTGTGCAGGATCTTGGGTGCATCGCCCCGTGGCCATGCCGTAGCGGAACACCTGGCCCGCGTACTGGCGCAGGGAATGGGCGGTTTCGTTCTTGCCCCTGGCCTCCACGCGGCGCAGAGTCTCCAGCAGCAGCGGCGCGGTGATTTCAGCGATGGGCAGCGGGCCGATCCATGGGAACAGGTTCGCCTCTTGCAGTCGTATCCACTTCGTGAAGTGGGCCGCGCTCCATTCCTTCTCCTTCAAGGTGTGGAACTCGCGGGCCACCTTCTCATACGTGGTGCCAGAGTTGACGCGGGCGGTGGCCTTCTCGATCTTGCGGCGCTGTACCGGGTCGCTTCCTTGGGACAACACTCTGCGGGCGTCGTCCCGGTTCAAGCGGGCTTCTTTGAGCTTGACGGCTGGGTAACTGCCAAGCGAAAGACGCTTTTCCTTGCCGTCGAATCGGTACTTCCAAAACCAGCGCTTTGCCCCTTGGGGCGTTACCTCCAAGTACAGTCCGCCCGCATCGCTCAGACGCAGGCGCGGTTTGTCATCGGGGCAGGTCGCAGCTTTGCAGGCAATCTCGGTGAGCATGGGGGAACAAAACTCCAGGAAAGGGGGCAAATTTGCCCTGTTCCCCCAGTTTGTACCCCCTAATGTTCTGCGCTGCAATGGCAGAACATGACAGCACATGACGGCTTAAATTGGCCTAAGTGCTTGATTTTATTGGGTTTTTGACTGTTTATGACTCCATGTGAAAGTCATAAATGGAGCGGGTGAAGGGAATCGAACCCTCGTATGAAGCTTGGGAAGCTGCCGTTCTACCATTGAACTACACCCGCACAGCCGCGCATTATAGGCATGTCCTGCGCGCTTTAAGGGGCGCTGGCGCGCCCTGCGCGGGGTGGTCACTTCTGAATGTCGCCAAGGCACAGGTACTTGATTTCCACGTAGTCATCCATGCCGTAGTGTGATCCTTCGCGGCCCAGGCCGGACTGCTTCAC